TCATAAGGTCTTCAAACTTTTGAGTGAAATCTTCAGCAGCATCCTCTCCTCGTTTGAACATTTCTACTATTTCATCAACAAGTGATTCATGCCCTGCCCTTCCGGTAACAGATTCATACATTTGTTGATTCAGTTCATCAATGCCATCTGCAGCTTGTTCATATCGATCTATCAACCCCTCAATGTAATCCCTTGTAGCATCAGTAAGTATGATGTTTTTATTTTCAAGAAGGCTTTTCCAGTCTTCTATTTCATAATCTGAAGTATCGAAACCTAAATCAACTTCTTTTCTTCTTTTAGATTCTTTGTACTCTCCGGTAAAAGGACTTATCCACCAATTTGCTGCAATCTCCTTTTGCATACCTCCCGGCATAGCTTGTTCGTTAAGCATCCTTAACGTCTCTTCAAGTTCAGAATTAAGTTCTTCTATAAGTATTTTGCTTCCTGATAACCATTCAGCTTGATTGATTTTATCAATCAACTCTAAATGCTCCTCTAACTTGCGATTCATTGAGGCAACGGCCTTATCCATCCTTGTGACTGCATCTGCCAAGGCTTGTTGTTCCATTTCATTCTGAAACTTCTTAACCATGGTAATTACAGAAACAACAGATGAGAGTATATCCATTGATCCACCAAACACATCACCACCCATAATTTTAGAAATACCAGTTACGGCATCTCCTATTGTATATAAAACTTCGCCAAGATTTTTATCGAGCCGTCCAACTATATTTCCTATGTCATAAGCTGCCTTGCCAAAATTTTCAACCTGATCTACTACTTCTTCCCATTCTGAGGCTAAAAACTTAACACCAAATATTTCTCGTGCTCCCTTTAACTCTTTTTCAAGCTTCGCTGCAAGAGCAGTAAATTCAGTAACCCATTTACTTACTGAATCTATTGTTCCTTTTGAAATGATTTCGGTATATTTCTTTACTCCATCTACAAGGTCTTTCATGTTTTTCTCAATCCGAGATGCAATCTTAAGATTGATAATATTCATCTGAACAGCAAGACCTTCGTACTTCTCCCTCATCTTTGCAAGATACTCGTCAAACGTATTTGCTGTTTTTAAGATGTCTCCATACACTTCATCGGGTACAGGTAGATTGTTTTCCTTTAGTAACCGAATTTCTTCAAATGCAGCCTCTACTGCTTTTAACTCCTTATCTAAATCTTCAGCATCAAGTAATTTGATTTTTGTGCCTTCAGGTGTCTCTTTTGTTTTTTTAGTGAGGGTTTTAATAAATCCATCAAAGTAAGCTGAAACTTGCTTTTCTGCTTCATCGTAGAATTCCTCTGCACTCTCTACAAAAAATACCTGTTCTAATATTGCTCCTGCTGCTGCAGCTTTATCCTCAACCGCATAGAAATATTTATCTACAAATTCGTTTATAATATCACCTACTCTTTGTTCTTCAGGAATCAAAGTTTTAAATCCATTTCCAAGGTCTTCAAACTTAGGACTCTTTCTTGCTTCGTCAACTTCCTTAATAAGCTGCCTGAAGTTTTTCAATGCACTTAAAGTTCCTTGATCTCCAACTTCACCTCTAAATCTTTCAAATAATTTTTGTTGCGTTATTCCGTATTGATCAGTTAGTTTTTCAAGTTCAGTTGAAAGTGCTTTTGCTTTTGATGTTTCAGCTATACGAGATATTGCAGCCTCCTTTGCAGCGTTCTGTGCTTCCTCAATATCTTCGAGGCTGCTTTTCTCTGTTAGAAGATTTTCAAGGTAATCGCCATACTGAGTATTAATTGCCTTGATCGCCTCTTTGTGTGCATCAGTACCTTTTTCTGCTCTTTTAGCAACATTAAACAAACCTTCGAGTTCGAGCTCAACTTTTGCTACTTGTTTTTGATAATTCTCACTTGCCTCGGTTATGTCATATATGGAATCAACAAACTCCTTACTCTTATTTGCATATTTTTGAAACGCTACAACTGCTGCAGCTACTCCGGCAACAATAAGTGCCATGGGGTTTTTAAGCATGGTTGCATTTAATGCAATCATTGCTCCCCTTACTTTGGCAAGTATAGACACAAATCCGGTAGAAGTAAGTGTGGCTGCTGCTGTTGATACTTTGTAAGCTATCATAGCTGTTACCAACACAGACAGAATATCTGCGACCTCTCTTATTTTACCTGATTCAAGTGCTTTAGCAAAACTTACTGCAGTATCAGCAAAAGTATCTTTAAGTTTATTCCCTATTGGAAGTAATTTAGCATCTATGATATTTGCAACAATATCCATTCTATTCTTGACACTTTCAGACATATAATCAAATGCAGCTGTTGACTCTCCAACGGCAGAATTCATTGCATCAAGGTCTGCTGCAGCCATTTCTGCGTTCTTTCCGGTTGTTCCAAGAACTGCATTTACGGCCTCTATACGACCGAGCATTTCTTTCATTTCAAGTTGAGAGCCGTTTGCCTTTTCTTCTATCAAAGCAAAAGCTTCCTGTAGTGTGTATGCCTCTGACCAACCATCTCCAAGCGTTTCCGTAACTCCGATAATAGCTGATCTAATTTGAGTCATAGCCTGAGCAGTAGGTACGCCTTGCTTAGTAAGTGATGCTATCGCTGCTGATATTTCCTCGAAGGATATTCCACTTGCAGATGCAATAGAAGCAACCTGTGATATAGACCCTGCAATTTGATCAAATGTAGTTTTACCAAGCTTAACGGTCTGAAACATGATGTCAGCGACTTCTGTAGCCTGACTTGATTCATATCCCCAAGCGTTCATAACGGTCGTCAGGCCGTCTGCTGCAGTAGTTGTGTCTGTTACACCTGCAACGGCAGCTTTTGATGCTGTTTCGAGGAGCCTGAGTCCTTCGGCTCCATCATATCCGGCTGAAACTATTTGATATAAGGCTTTGGTAAGTTTATTTGCAGAATCAGGAACAGTAGTCGACATATCGATAACTGCTTGTGTCATGTCTTCAAAGTTGTTCTGAGCGGCTGCTGAGATTGTCTGAACTTCACGCATTGATTGTTCAAGCTCAGTAGCCATCTGTTTGGCTTTTTTGGTAATTTTAGCAAAGACTGCAGTTGCTGCAATACCAAGACCGGCAAATACATCCATGCCGGTAATTTGTTGTGATAAAGTTCTAATGATGCCTTTGGCTTGTGCAGCACCCTTATTCAAACCGGTGTTATCAATTCCGGTTTTCCAATACATTCCATCACCTTTGCGTATAGCCATTATGAAATATTGTTAAAAAGGTCTGCCACAGTTATGGGCTCTTCCTTAGGTTCATCTTCTTTGTTGAATCGTGGAATAGTTGCAAGATACATTTGAAGATTTGCAAATGAAACTTCCCACAATATCTCATGCAAGGTAAATCGAAAGTATTTTGCGATGCCGCCTATGAGTGACCAGAGGCTATTGTCTCCTCTCGTTCTATTAGGCTCATCCCCTTTATGGAGATGATAGATTTCATAAAATTTGCGACATCCATCTGATGCAATACGAACGTTAGAATAGCGTATATCTCCTCAGGTGTACAGTTGTTTAAGATTGTACGTTTGGTTTTATTTGAGGGTTGGCCGGGACGGTTATGTATGGCCAACGCAAGAACATCAACCAACAATTCTGAATGTTTAGAGATCATTTCGATGCCCTTCATATTCCAGTCCTCTTGCTTGATCTTTTCCGGAAGACTTATATCAACCATCAACTTTGATATTCGTATAAGTGTTCCGAGATAGAGAGGCTTGATAATATACTTAACAGATTTTGGACGTAATCCAATTCTATGCAGTATGTTTAGCCTATTCAGATCAACATAAAAATCAATCCCTTCCTGAAGTATTGTATCAGCTACATTCTTCAATACCTTTTTTTCTTCTGCCTTTTCCATAGGCCTTATATAAAGAGAGGAGAGGCATAACCACTCCCCTCTATTTTAATTGGTTTTGGTAATCTGAATAGGTGAAGCCGGGTCTCCTGACGAATCAAAGACAGCCTGTACGTGTGCTGTAACTGAAATCTCTGAGGTGTCCTGTTGATACATTTTTCCATCAAGACTTGCCAACAGCAAGGCCTTTGGAATCTCAATCTCAAACAAGGTTGTATCGTAGGTTTTAGAAGTAATCTTCAATGCTTTGAAAATTACTTCTTCTTCCGTTGGTGCAGACCATACATCTGAGTCAACATCACCTCCAAAAAACAATTCAAGCGTTTCAGGCTCCATATCTCTTACACGAAATGCAAAAGTACGGATTCTGTTCGGATTTGGAATAGTAATGTAAGGCGCTACCTGCCCTTCAATAAACAAATCGTTTTTCTCTGGCGGATCAAACGTCAAAATAACGCTATCAGGAACGATAATTCCGATTTCAGTTAAGGAGGTAGGCATGGTCTCGTCTCCTGTGACGGTTCCATATTCTATCGTACTTATTCCAACAAGTGCTTTTGTAGCCATATCTTTAAATTTTATTTTTCAACGTAATAATTTACTCTCAAATTTGAAAATGTCTCATCTCTTTCATCGGTAATCAATTCGTGACTATCTATCTTAAACAGCCAGTAATTAGTTGTGTTGTCGTATGCTTCAATGACAGTCATCACTGCTTCGGTTATTTCTTTCAAGGTAACAATATCGACCATGTTGTTTGATAAAGGAGGAGCGTAAATATTGATATTCACAACTCCATCATTCACAACTTGGTTCCCCTGATAAACAGGTAGCGGTACGATTACTATTCCCTTTTTCTTCTCCGAGCGTTCAGGCCTTTTGCTCCTGTGTATTCCACCATCCAATAAATCTGTGACACTTGCCACGTTTATGACTGAATAGAGTTCTGCTACTATGTCGAAAGTAGTTTTCATATATCTGAAATCACATTAGCTAAAACCTTTTCTCCTTCTTTTGAGGCTCCGGTTATGACATCAAGGCCTCTTGACTCAACTTCTCGTGCATATTCCATTCCTGCTACGCCTATGAGTACGGTTCCTTCTCCCTGTGCAAGTCTCTTTGCAAATTCCTCTCCCTTCTGCTTTCCTACTTCACTTGATCCTTGAACATTTTCTTCTACAATATTGGAATCAACAGCAACAACATAGGATATTGAAGAACGTAAATTTCCAGTCCTATCCTTGTATGTCCGCAAGTTACGGGCGTAATTCACAAATGCTTCCCCGGCATACTGCAAAGCTTTTACAGCATTTTCCTTTTTCTCCTGAACAAACTCGTCAATATCGGAGTTGATTTCAGAAGATGTGAACATCGGAGTTAAACCTTTCTTTACAGCCATATCACAACATTTCTTTGAAACACATCAACTCTGCTTATATCCATCTCAACACCGTTATAAATGAAATTAGCCTTTGGTGGAATAACAAAATCCAATTTTGGTAGATATACGGTATATCCGTATGTGAATTTCGTTATCCCTCCATTAGCTGTATATATTTCATTCGTAGGTACAACTCTACATTTGACTGTTTCTTCTTCAATGTCTCCCTCGGTATAAGTACCGGTGAATTCATTGACAACAGGATCGCTGTACCATTTGATTGTAGCGGTATGTGGATGTTTCTTAAGCATCACCAAACTGATCTTGAATTGACACCTCCTATAGAATAGTTTTCATTCTCCATATCCCACTTCCTGAGAATAGTAGACCGTAAACGGTTGAGTCGATTGACATCGTATGTCATTGACAACCCTCCTTCTGATTCTGAAGACAATGTGATAAGTTGTGAACACAAATCTGCGACAGCTAAATCAACACCCTTTTCATCTGAACTTGCGTAAGTCCCTAATCCATCAAGACTATGGTTGATCATAGTCCTTTCGACAAGGTTTTCAGGCAATTCAAAATTGAAGGGTGCCTCAATAGCTTCTTGGATAGTTAGTGCCATATCAACTACCTATTAGGTTGACTCAGTATCGAGAATCCAACATTTGTCAGCGTTCTTCCAACTTGGGAAAGCGTTCAGTTCACAAGCGGTGTATTCTTTCAATGGATCAGTCTCTGACCATTTCTTGATCAACACACGGTTGGCCTCAGCATACGTAACGTGCTTGGCCGGGAACATTCTTTCCATAATTGGAGCGTTCAGCATATCTCCCATCATACCAGCAGGTACGAAAGTAACATTGTCAGCATCCCATGGATTGTATGCGGAAGTTACTCCATCCTTTTCAATGTCAACAGATGCTTCAACGAGAACGATCCGAGGCAGACCTTCTGCTTGCAGAAATTGGTTTACGAGGGCAAGGGTGGTGTTCACCTCTGCTTGTGCAGAACCAATTCTCCAATTGCTTACATAATCTTTCACCTCATCACAAAGCCTCATGTAGTTGAATACAGACCTTCTCATCATCATCCTGTCAAAAATAACACCCTGACCTGCTGCTTCTTCAACAATAGCCATGATGTCGGTAATTGGTTTGGAACTGGTTCCACCTGTCGACCATATTGCGGTAGCTGTTTCAAAGTTACCTGCAGGAACACCAAAATCAATGGCATCCTCAGTAACCATACCGTCCGGGTTTTTGGTAGTATTGAGAACGATCTGTCCGGTAGACAGAGCTTCGAGAGTAAATATGTCGAGCCGCTTATGCGGTGCTTCTGCAGAGTTTTTAACGTCATTGAAGATAAGATCAAGGATTGACCTTGCATCTCCATTGATGCCTGAGGACATTGCGATATACTC